AAATAACGAGCACACGAACTTCAAGGCATCCTTAGTTACTAACTCTACCCGGAGTACTCAGAGAAACTATAGCAATAACATTAATATAATTTACACAATTATAGTTATATTTTTATTTTTAGATATTGGTTTTAGAAGCAATTAAAAGAAGAATAAGGGTACTAGAAAGATATGTTAGTGCCATTGTCAAGAGAACAATGCTTACAATCATATGGTCGTTGATTGCTATTCTCTAGAATCCAACTCTTCTAATTGGAATTTATGTCTCAAGAGCTTCATTCATTTTAATTGATTTTTGTTCATTTTTTGGTCTGCTTAAGTTTCTTTAAATGATAATGTGTACAGAGTCAAGGAAGATAGTGAATCTTCTTATTAGTGACCTGTATTCCCGCTCCGGGGCAAGTTAGATAATAGTGATTTCACTATACCTAACTCTGTAACATTATCTATTTACCTCAAATATAACTGCTCTTGCTTGCAATCGGTACACCAGTCTGAGTGCTAAGACTTTCCTAAAACCTAACAATGTGGCAGCTGTAGAACTATTTTGCATTTTTCCAATTAAAGATTCTATAGCATGCATAGGGTCCATCTCCCAAAGTTTCTCTCTAATCACATCATGAATTTGTTTATTAACAGCGATTATCCCAGCTAGTACAGAGCCAGTTTCCTCGATCAGTCGTGCTTTTACATTGAGTATATACGGAGCAACGGACTTCTCTAGGACTACACCTCTAACACTATTTGGGAATTTCTTGTTATTCAACGCAGTCATTGTAAACTTGAGAGATTTAGGATTCCTGAGCATCCCTTCTGCAGACATTTCATCAGGTTCCATATTCATTATCTTAGCAATTGACTTACCGACTTCGGGGAATGCATATGCTATCATACGCAAGTTGGACACCCCAGCAGCAAGTGAGTTAAAAGTCTCATTAGTGGCTAAATGCGTCATAGATACCATTCCAAAGCCACCTAATTGGAATGGTACAAATGCACGTATCTGGAGGCTTTCCATAACATTGTCCAGCTTCTTATAACCGCTCCATCTCTTTATACTTAGGTAATACTCAACTATATAACTTGCGTATACCAATGGATGTGGTGCATTCGATTTCAAAGCTCCTGAAGCAGTCGCAGCATGTGTCATCAATTCATCCATCATATTGTCGATTGGCAATTCGGTTGGCTGTCCAATTCTTATATATGCTTTCAACCCTGGTGATATTCGTCTACCTTCCCAATATATCTCATTTAGATATTGGTAAAAGCTGTGGGAGTAAAATGTCTTGTCCCAAGATATGCTTAGCCCAAAAGCATTGTAAACCTGTTCAATACAATCCATGATGTCATCTGCATTCTTTTGCAACGTTGTCTCATCCTTTCCAATAGGTACTTGCACATTTAACAAACCATCATCTATCAAGCACTCAAATAACGCCGGTTCACTTGTCTTACCTGATTGTCTCAGCTTGTATATTGCATACCCCATTATGTCAATATGCATATCTGTATTCAACCTTGCGTTAAAACCTTCAAGATCTCCACCGAATTGATTAAAACCATCCATATGACCAAACTTATCTACATATATTTTCCTGTTATTGAAGATCCTATCAAGCTTCTTAACATGGTCTAAGTTAAAAGCATCTCCCCATTTTTGCAACCCTAGTTCTTTGAATTCTCTACATTGACTAGGCGAAAATGCTTTCAAGTCAAATGATATAATGAGTCCAAGATTGGGATATTTCCTGTAAACTCCAATCTTACTCATTGACTCATTTAGATCCATTGTAGATTTGCCCTGAGAAGAACCTAACTTATGCTTGACATATTCTGCACAGTTTGATTCCAGCTCACTCAATGGCCTCCTATCTTGATCAGTAGCCATGTAAAAGATTCTAGAACTAGGTTTCTTAGACTCTGCTTTCCAAGCTATCTTGATATGCTTTTGCCACTTTTCTCGTCCTTCATTAATTGCAGTTCTGAGTACATCCATATCTTCGAATTCTGGGTCAAAAAGGTATCTGCAAAGCTGATTGGTCTTAACATTCATTCGATCATCATTACCATCTGGTGGTGCTGTCGTCTTGTCTTTCACTAATTCGTACTCTAGGTTATCATACGGTTTGAAAGTGAAACTCCCTTTTATATCAATCCAATCCATATCGCTAACTGTCAATAGTGTCGGGTCAACATTTGGATACTTAGCTAATCTTAATGGGAATTTGGGATCTAACTCAGCATCTTTGACTAACTTACCTGGTAGATGCTTATTCTTAGCTAAGTACATGTTGATCATTGACCTTTTTTGATACTTTTGGAATTCATCCAGGCTAGTTTTGAATACTTCTTGACCATCTACTTTCACAGTGTTGTCTGGTTTCCAATTATTTGGTTTATCAAATTTACGAGCAATGTCTGGTATCGCGGAGAAGTGATCGAAATCTGGACACGGTAAGATCTTATATATCTTTAGTAGTTCAACTTTCTCAGCTATTCCTAGACTTTCATCTGCTAACATCCTATCAATTAAAATAGGATTATATATCTTCTGCAATCCTTCCTTATCCCATTTATCTTGTTGCTCTTTCATAGATCTCTTGCTAACATCTGAAGCTAATCTAGCGTAGTACATGAACTGCTTAACATCCAATGCTCTTGCCAGATATCCTGCATCATGTCCAGATAGATTCGAAGCTTGTTCCATTAGGTCGTCTTTGATACCTTTGTAGTAATTATACATTTTTTGGGTTAATGATGGGGAGTGAATATCATAAGCACTGAAATATTCTTCGCATTTTAAGATACCTGTCAGATAATTAAGTAGTCTCAAGTGCTCCTTCCAAAACAAAGTTGCAGTTTCGCCAGTCTTGATATCTGTTACATAGTATCCATTGCTAAATTTGGTTATTTGGATATATTTTGACATATTTTTTGAGTTTTTGAAGAAAGGAATATATGGTACATCTGAATCGGAAAGCATTGCATCTTTTTTGTCTTTTTGGTTTATTTTTGTAGATTCGCCCCAAACATTGGTAAGTCCTTCAAGTTCACTTTCATAAGCCCTGAGCTTCTTCTCGCTGACTTTGAGGGGCTTGAAGAAATTCTCATCTTGCTTGTTTTTCTTGCCTTTTCGCTCTTCAAGTGCGCGTTCGATGATATCTCTGAGCTCTTTGATTCTGACTTTTGCAAAGTACGCTTTAGTTGGTTTAGTCTTCTCAGATTTTTGCGACTTCCAATTACGGAGCCATCGTCCAGTTGCCCTTTTATAATCTCTGTTTGACCCTGCAATCCATAAGTGTCGTATTGCTTCAATGAGGTTTCTTTGCTCAAACCATTCTCTTCCAAAAGTTGAATCAAGTTGCGCTGCAATTCTGGCGTATCTCCCAATGTTGAGTCTACTTGTGGGTGCGGACATAACATAGACGCTTTTCCAGTAAGCTCTGAATTCTTCATATTCAAATTCATGTGGGATTTCATTGGCGTATTGTCTAAGCAAGTTGGCTGTCCAATAAACTGCCTTGAGTCCAACATATTTGGGTTTTCTGAGCTCTCTAATTGAACAGAAGAGTTCATCTCCATTGGATCTCCTTGTTGCTTTTGCATAAGTCCTGATCTGATACATAACGCTCGGATTATCTGTTGCAATATCGATAAACTTACGTGGTACTGTATCATGTAACGTTCCGGCCTTAATCCTAGACTCTGTATCACACAATAGTGCGTCCGAGTCATCCACCATAAAGTCGCATTCACTAGCAAAATTATCGGTAGACAACTTATCAGCAGCCAAAGCATAATTCTGTAGAGTCTTAATGAGTGGTTCAATTCTGAAACACGGTGTTGACCAGACAGACATGACGTATCAGGCATAGGTTATCAATTTCAAGTACTATTTAGTTCGGTTACTGTTTGGCACATCTAGTCTTGCATGCGATTAGTAGAACATTAGAACGGTATAGAACCATAGGCATGTTATCTCTATTATTAATCGCTATAATCATAATCCTAAGAGTAAAAATAAAAATTGTGATTACGGTAGTATCAATATTGAGTCTAACACTATCAGTGCTCTATTCGTTCTGGGTGTTCGCACTTGCACTGCAAGAGTTTTTGTGCTTGTT